ACACTTTGCGCGGCCAATATGCAAGTCTACGCCAAGACTCTGCATCCCGAGCAGTTTTCGGCTCCTTGGTCTCCTCTCCACGATCAGATCTTTAATCTAATTGATGGTGGGTATAAGAAGGTTGCAATCGCCGCTCCCCGTGGGATTGGGAAGACTACAATGGCGAAGTGTCTGGCTCAAAAGTATATCTCCTTTCGGGAGGCAAATTTTATCTGCTATGTCAGTAAGAGCGCCACTTTCGCAGAGATGCAGACGGAGAACATTAAAAGGGAGATGCTTTCCAACTCGGAGGTGAAGGCCCTCTTTGGCAGCGTCAAGGTTAATGAGAATCCGGAGCTGGATGAGAGTTTCAGTAAGGCCTCCTGGACGGCCTTTGGGAAGACGTTGGTTCTTCCGAGAGGGGCGGGCCAGCAGATTCGTGGGCTTAACTGGGCCGGGAATCGTCCCCAGTTGATTATTGTGGATGATCTAGAGGATAAGAGGGAAGTCAAAAACCCCGATAATAGGGAGTTTCTTAAGAATTGGTTCTTCTCGGACTTGATGAAGAGTGTCAATAGATACCTTAATGATTGGAGGATAGTTTATATTGACACAGTTAAGCATGAAGATTCCTTGATGCAGAACTTGATTGATGCAGAGGATTGGGCGACGCTTAATCTTTCCCTTGTAGACGAGAACTTTGAGAGTCTCGTCCCTGAATACATGACCACGGAGGAAATCCTCAAGGAGAAGGTGGAGCATGAGAAGGCAGGAATGTTGGATACTTTCTATATGGAGTATTGCAATATGCCTATCTCAACGGAAGATGCTGTCTTCAAGCCCGATTATGTGAACTCATATAGGGAAACTGATCCGGAATTCCAGTTGAGGCTGAGGCAAGAGAAGATTGAAACGGTTATTCTTGCTGACCCAGCGAAGAGTGTGAAGATGCACTCGGCTGAGAGTGCGATAGTCGGAATTGGGATAGATGCGGAGGCTGGAAGGTACTATGTTCGAGATGTAGATGCCGGAAAGTTTCGTCCTGATGAATTCTACGAGAAGTTGTTTTTAATGGGAGAAAGACTCTCAGCGCAAGTGCTTGGGGTGGAGGTTACTTCTCTTGAAGAATTCATTACGCAGCCCCTTCGGAATGAGATGTTTAAAAGGGGAAAATTCTTCACGCTAATCGAGCTCAAAGCAGTAGGGAAGAAGGAGGAAAGGATTGCGGCTCTTGCGCCACTGTATCGGCAGGGATATATCTTCCACAATATTAATTGTTGCTCGCCGTTGGAGGCTCAGCTCTTCTCATTCCCTCGATCGGCTAGATTTGATATTATGGACGCGCTGGCATATCTTGTCAAGTTGTTGGAAATGGGATCTAGATATTTTGAGGTTCCTGAGCACAATGATAATCCTATGCTGGAGTTTATGGATATTGGGATCTCGGAGAAGTCCCTTACAGCAGAGTGGAGGGTTTTATGACGGAGGAGAACTCTAGCAGACTTTGCAAGGAGCATAGTGGGGTGCTCGTGAGGATAGAGCATCTAGAGGAAGTGCAGACTCAGGTTAATACTAAATTGAATAAGATATCCAATAGGCTTACTGCGTTTCTAATCTCTGTGATATTACTCTTAGTTACGATGATTGGGTATGTATCTTATGGGGTAGTACTCTGATGACGGAAAAAAAGATCTATATAGGCACGCACGGGCCGTACTATTACGATGATGCAGACGCCGTTGATGACCCTGATGGGGATTTTAGTGGAGAACATCGAAGAGGCTTCGTTAGTCAGGGAAGTATCCTAGTGGGGGAGGCTCCAACTCTAGATTCTGAAGTAGTTAGACTTGTTGATCTGAAGGATGGGGCTGTGATGGATGGGGATCAATTAGATATAAATTGGGATCCTTCTAATTATACTCCGGATAGCTCGATTGCAGAAGCAGATGATGCAGACGACTTAGCAGCCCACTTGAAGGGGATTGATACTGCGATTGGAGAAGTTGTCGAATCCGGCAGCAACTCTGATGGTGAGTGGACGAGGTGGGCAGATGGGACGCAGATTTGTAGCTTTGATTTTAGTTATGGCTTTACAGCAGAGGCAGACACTGAGCGTTCTTCGGGTGTTTATACATCAGCCACGAATAGTAATACACACTTTAATTGGAATTATCCTAAATCGTTTAGTTCTGATCCTTCTGTAGATGCTTCTTGTGATTCTATCCTTATGGGAGCGAACTGCTTTTATGTAGATACAAGTGTTAGTCTTATATCTGCTCTAGGCTTTAATGGACAAAAATCCGATAATATATCAGCAACAGCAATAGGGAGGTGGTTCTAAAAAATGAAAATAAAATTTTTATCTACAGGCAATTCGCCTGATTATTACAGCTTTGATGGCGAAATAATCACGGCTATATCAGGAGGCCAGCACGAAGATTTTGATTTATCCGTACTGGAGGCAGGAGATAAATTCGAAGGTGTTGAGTCGGTGGGGCTGATTAATAAAGATGGGTATGATATTCCAGGGAGTCAAATTATTCGCAACGCCTACCGTGATTCTGCCGGTGAGCTTCACGTTGTTCTTTGTCAAGCTGTCGGCCCTGGGCATTGGGGTGAAACGGAAGAAATGGATGTGAGCAATTATGATCCCAATACTATTCAGGTGCCGTTTAAAGGGCATGGAGCCGGAAGGCCTTGGGCCTTAACAAAACAGGGCCAAATGGAGGTGCCAAATGGGTAAAGTAAATATAAAGAAAGCCGCAGAGCTTGAACAGGAACGGCAAGAGCAGGAGGCGGAGAGGCATAGACGGGAGGATGAAGATAGGCTTAAAGCGTTAGATCTTGCGTCTGTTTCGGTGCTGCGTTCTATTATGATAGCTAAGATAAGAGAAGAGAAGATAAGTCAAGAAGATATAGATCATCTTAATGAGATTGAAAGAAGTGCACGGCATCTACTAAATCGAGGAGATGAATCATGACAGTCACAATTTCAGAAACAAGCCCTCCAGATAATGAGATTGTCTCAAAATGGCCGGAGTATATTAGGAAGGTAGCACAGGAGCTGGATAATATATTAACGGCTATAGCTGGGCTAGCCATTACAGATGTGGAGTTGAATAATACTCAGACTTTGTTGGAGGTTGGGAATCACTTAGCGGATGTTTCGTTTGAGATGGTGTTCTTAAATATTGATAGTGGAGCGGCGGATATTAATCAGATTACGGAAGGTAGGCATGGTCAGGTTAAGGTGATGCTTGCTAGGAGTGAGGATATTACTTTTAGTAGTGATGGAAATATCATCCTTAATCAGACAGACGCTGAGTTGGACTTGGAAGTTGGGGATATGATTACCCTAGTGAATGTGGACGGAGATCAGGATACCGGAGCTGATGGGGAGTGGAGAGAACTTGCTCGAGCCCTATCGGCAGTGTAAGTTTGAATAAAATTTAGTCAAAGTGGGGGTAAGATGCCACGGATCGTAGTAGGGAACACTAAAAGTGGGAAAGTGGACACGACGAATCTAGCTCATAAGAGCTACGATTACAACTACCCAAATGAGTTGAATTTGAAGCCGGGCACGAAGCTGCATGATGATATCGCTACTGCCATTATGTCTAGAGCCATCACCGCTTATGGGAATGTGAGTGATAGGTTTGATTCGTGGAATCAGATAGATAAGACACTTACTACTTACAAGTGGGTAGATGATGAGGAGGAAGAAGTTAAGGAGGGGGATCAACGCAAGCCCACTTCCATCGTGATTCCCTTCAGCTACGCCATGTTGGAAACCCTGGTAACCTACTGCTATAAGGCCTTAGCAACTCCTCCGATCTTCAAGTATGAGGGTGTAGGCCCGGAGGATGCTTATGGGGCACTGCTCCTGGAGATGATCATCGACCTGCATTGTAAGAAGGCAAAGGTTCCCCTCAACCTCCACACTTTGTTCCGGGATAGTTTGAGTTATGGAGTTGGAGCAGTTGTGCCGGGCTGGGAAACCAGGACGGGAAGGAAGAGAGTTAAGAACGTTGGCTCAGTCTACGACACACAGGGAAGAGAGACCTTCAGCACAGCGAGTACCAGTGTGGTGGAGGGAGCAACACTGTATGAAGGAAATTACCTTTACAATATTGATCCTTATCGACTTCTGCCGGACACTACGGTCCCTATTCATGACGTCCAGAAGATGGAATACATTGGGTGGAGTGAGACTGGGAATCTCATGCTGCTGCTCCAAGATGAGGCCTATGGGGTCGAGCTTTTCAACGTCAAGTATCTTCAGGATAGGAAGCTGGTTAAGGACCTCTTTGGAGATAACTCGCAAAGGGGATTGAAAACCGGAGTGAGTCTAAACGACGCTTATGATGAATATTCCAAGAGTGTTGAACTCATCACTATGTACATTACCCTGATTCCGAAGGAGTGGGGGCTTGGAGATGGGGAGATTCCGGAGAAGTGGGTATTCACGCTGGCTAATGGGGAGATTATCATCAGAGCTCAGCCCCTCGACTTCGATCATGGGATGTATCCGATAGCTACTGCAGCTCCAGACTTTGATGGGTACGGCACACTTCCCCTTTCCCGTATTGAGGTGCTTAGTGGGCTTCAGGAGGTCCTGGACTGGCTCTTCAACAGTAGGATCGCCAATGTCCGAAAGAGCGTGAATGATATGCTGGTGGTAGATCCTTGGCTAGTTAATTATGATGATGTAGCTAATCCCGGCCCGGGGAAGCTGATTAAACTCCGACGGCCTGCATGGGGAAAGGGCACAGAAGGAGCTGTTTCCCAACTCAAGGTGGATGATATTACTCAGGGCCATATCGGAGACATGAATGTGATTACCAGCTTTATGCAGCAAGTCAGCGCTGTTGATGAGTCTATGCAGGGAATGCTTAGACAAGGTGGGCCGGAGAGGCTTACTAAGGCCGAATTCCAAGGGACTACTCGGTCTGCAGTATCGAGGCTGGAAAGGGTTGCGAATGTTATAGGGATTCAGGCCATGCAGGATATTGGGTACTTCTTCGCGGCTCATGCCCAACAATTCATGAGTATGGGATTGAAAAGGAGGGTAGTAGGTGAGTGGCAGGAAAGATTGCAGGAGGTTTTGGGGAAAGAGGCAGAGAAAAATCAAAGCTTGAATGTTGAGCCAGAGGATCTCGTTGTCGACTATGATATTATGGTGAAGGATGGAACAGTCCCGGGAGGGAATTTTAATGAGGGATGGCTCCAAATCTATCAGATGATGATCGAGAATCCGGAGGCTATTAAGGAGTACGACCCGAATAGGGTCTTTGAATTCATCGCTATGAACATGGGCGCAAAGAATATTGCGGACTTTAAGAGGAAGGGAGCCAACAAGATGGAAATGATGCCTGATGAGCAAGTGCAGCAGCAGGCACAAAAAGGAAATCTACGGAGGGCAGAATGACTCAAAATCAGGAGTTTTTGGTGGGGAGTACTGAAACAGCTCTGCGGGAGTTTAAGGAAGGCTCGGTCTGGGTGGATATCTTGGGAGAACTTGAGAAGTGGATGCAGATGCTGCAGGAAGCTTATGACGAGTGTAATGATATTTCAGAAGTTAAAAAGATACAAGGAAGAAGAGAAGCAGTCCTTCATATACTGGATCTGCCAGATAAGTTGATTGAGGCTGCCAAAGAGCAACGACTTAAAGAACAGGAGGAGAGAGATGCGAGACGAGTGTAGAGTTTACAACAAAGTAGTTATTGATATGGAAACTGAGGAGATCCTTGAGGAAGATTCCTTTTGGTACTCAGGACCGCTGGCCCTTTGTCAGGAAGGTGAAGGTGAAGGAGAAGGTGGTGAAGGTGAAGAAGGCGGTGAAGACCTAGGGGAAGGTGAAGAGGGTGAGTATAGTGAAGGCGAGGAAGGAGAAGAGGGTGAAGAGGGAGATGATGATCTTGAGGGTCTTACTCCAAAGGAGATGATGGAGCAGATCCGGAACCTCCAGACCCAAATCGCCGAGATTAGTCCTGGGAAGCAGGAAGGGCAAGAGGCAAGCGGGGAGGAAGGGCCTTCCTTCCAGGAGATCCCCGTAATCCAGGATGACGATAGTTTGGATGACGCTCTTTCCAGTTCCGAGAAGTTCAACAACACCCTTAATCAGGCTTTCCAGCAGTTTGGGGAGCAGATGATGAAGTCCTTGCCCAAGGTCGTCCAGAATATGGTGGCGCAGCAGCAGGCCATGCAAGAGACTGCTCGCCAGTTCTATACCAGTAATCCAGATCTGGCGGAGTACAAGAGCTTCGTCGGAAAGGTCTCGGAGAAGTTGTCCAGCGACCATCCTGATTGGGGTATGGATAAGGTTCTTGAAGAGACTTCTAAAGAGGCGCGAAGGAGATTGAATTTGAAACAGCAAACTCAGAAAACTAAAGGCAAGAACCCCGGCTTTCCGAAGAAGCCTTCTTCCGGGAAGCGTACTACTAAAACCAAGCCCGATCCAAAGCAATCTCAGATTGATGAGATGAACAAGGCATTGGGCGGAACTTAATTTGAGGAGGTATAGACATGGGTCTTGAAAAAAGGTTTATGGAGCAGGATGCAGTCTTGGACAAGTTCGTAGCCCCGAATGAGGACTACGAGATGACGGTAAGGGATTATGTCCTAAGGCCGAGTGCAGATGGGGATAGTGGAGCTATTACTATCACACTCCCTCCCGTTAATGCAGCGGCGGGGAGATTCTACAGTATTGTAGCCCGAAACGCCGATGCAGCTAACACCATCACTATTCAGGATCGAGATGATAGTGAGTGCTGGCCGGGAGACATTACGATGGATGGAAAGTGTGATAGGGCGCTGCTGTATAGTGATGGATTCTGCTGGTTTACTGGGGCGGAAACGCTGACAGCTTCCGGCACGACTCCCAGTCCTATAACTACTACTGAGCCCCTTTAATCAACACTAACACTTAACTCTTTATAGGAGGTTTTGATATGAGTTTCTTTCTTGGTATGAGAGGTACGAACGATTGGGCAGAAGGGCAAAGGCCCAAGAGTTGGAGGGAGCAGATCCTCTATCTCTACCCTGACGGCGACGCCCCGTTGACAGCCATGTTGGCTATGCTGCGGAGCGAGAAAGTAGACGACCCCGAGTTTTATTGGTGGACTAAGACGCTGGCGAGTGTCGGCGTCAGTACCACTGGAATCTACACTGATGCAGTCCTGGCTACAGCGTATGCTGGAGGCGGAGCCTCCGGAGATACAGTGTATGTGAGGATGGCTGCGGAGGATGTGAAAAAGTTCCGGCCTGGCCACCAGGTGCTGTTCCGATACACTGTGGATTCCACTTTGGATCTGGTCGGCAAGGTCACCAGCCGGAATGAGAATGGGGCGAACAGCTCCATTGGCGTTCTTCTGCTGGAGGATGATGATAACTCGACTCAGGGCAATGATCTTTCCAATGTGGATAGACTGCTTTTGGTCGGGAATATCAACTCGGAAGGTGCGGAGATGCCGCAGTCCATTACTCGAGATCCGGTGAAGTTGTATAACTTTACCCAGATCTGGAGAACTCCATTGGAGATAACCCGGACTGCCATGAGGACCAAACTCCGCACTGGTGAGCAGTATCAGCAGGCGAAGGCCGAAGCTCTTGAGGATCACTCCATTGAGATGGAGATGTCGATGCTCTTTAGTATTCGGACTGAAAGGACTGGTGATAATGGGAAGTCGGAGCGGACTACGATGGGCCTGATTCCGGCAGTGCGAAGTGGTGCACCTGCCAACATTATGGACTATCGGATTGATGCGGACTACACCGGCGACACCTGGCTGGCCAGTGGTGAGGAGTGGCTGGATAACGCCTTCCGGAGAATTTCCCTTTACGGGAGTATGGATCGGAAGGTATGCTTCTGCGGCTCTGGGGCTCTCCACGGGATTATGAGATTGGCCAAGCAGGGTGGCCAGATTAATCTGCAGCCTGGAGATATGGGGTATGGACTGAAGACGATGGAATGGATCACTCCGTTCGGCAGTCTTCAGCTCAAGACCCATCCCCTCTTCAATCATGAGGAGACCCTGCAGCACGCTATGCTCTTCTTCGAGCCGAAGAATCTCAATCAGAGAATGATTGATGATACGGATTTCTTTGGTGAGGGAGAAAAGCAGAACACTGGCCACAATCGGATTGATGGGGTCAAGGAGGAGTTCCTGACGGAGCTGGGACTGGAGTATCACTTCCCGGAAACGATGGGGATCTTCTACGGCGTTGGTGAGGATAATATCCTTACCTAATTGTGAGGAGGTTGTTTGAATAGTGGTGGCCAGTTTCGGCTGGCCGCCACACTTTGAATAAAATTTATTCAAACTGGGGGAATGATGAAAGTACTAATCTGCGGGATAGATGGATATATAGGATGGCCACTTGCATTGCAAAGGTTTATGAAGGGTGATGAAGTGGTCGGGGTTGATAACTTTTCAAGAAGGGAAAAAGTAAGTGGAGTCGGGGGAGAGAGCTTAACCCCCATTGGGTCGAAAGAGGATAGAAGAAGTACCCTTCGAGAGCTTGGAGTAGAGTTTAATGTCCTTGATATGGATATAATGAGGTATCAAGCTCTTGAGCATATCTTCATGTCTCATGAGTTCGATGCGATAGTGCACTTGGCCGAGCAGCCCTCCGCGCCATACTCCATGAGAGGGCCGATGGAGGCAGTGGAAACGCAGTGCCAGAATGTGGAGAGCACGCTTCTTCTTCTCCATCTCATGAAGAAGTACTGTCCAGAAGCGCATTTGGTTAAGTTAGGGACGATGGGAGAGTATGGAACGCCTAATTGTGATATTCCTGAAGGGGAGATTTCAAAGGAATGTAGGGTCCCAGCTGATGGGGCTTGGAGAGATGTTGAGTGCCCAATGGCGGGGCTTCTGTTCCCGAGAGATCCTGGATCTTGGTACCACCTTTCTAAGGTTCACGACACCTACAATATTAGGTTTGCTTGTAAGGTGTGGGATCTTCGCTCAACTGACATTATGCAAGGAGTTGTGTTTGGAGTAAGTACTCCCGGGACGGATGAGTCTTGTGAATACATCACTCGCTTTGACTATGATCAGTACTTTGGAACTGTCATAAACAGGTTTTGTGCCCAAGCAATCTCTGGGCATCCCATCACTCCCTATGGAACGGGAGGACAAACGAGGGGATATCTTCCTTTGGCGGACTCTCTGCAGTGTATAGGAATCATTCTGGACAACCCGCCAAAGAAGGGGAAGTACCGCACTGTCAATCAGTTTCAGGAGACATACTCCGTAAATCACTTGGCCAGAGTGGTTGCGGAGGAGGCGAGGGAGATGGAACTGAATGTAGAGATCCAGAACATCTCCAATCCGAGGGTGGAGCAGGAGAGCCATGAGTATGAGCCGGAACATAGATGGCTTCTGGAGCATGGATATGAGCCTATTATTGAAGTGAGAGAGGGAATACGACAACTTCTCACCAAGATACTTCCGTATAAGAACTACGTCAAACCCTCCGGGATTAACCCCACTACTACGTGGAGGTAAAAGGATGAATCTTAAAGAAGTAAGAGCGCAGTTTATTGAGCTTAGTGGTCGGGCGGATCTAGTTGAAGATCTTGAGGACTATGTAGATAATGGGGCAGACTACTTCATAATGGCAGGTATGAGGGAACTGGATCGAGCCTCGATGCAGCATTATCATAGTCTGGCCAGGAAGTATGTGGTGCTCACGCAGGGAGATTGGATTGCGCAGTTTACTAGGGCTCGATCCCTTAAGAAAGTTTTCTATGGAACCGGCTCCAGTTTTAAGCAACTCCAATATCAGTACTATGATGAGTTGAGGGCTAGGTATCAACAAAGTCTTGTTAGTACGGATGAGGGGACTCCTCTCTACTGGTGCCCTGTCAATCTCCGGCATAGCCCAAGTCCCACTCGTATAGAATCCGATACGCTGGATGCCATTAGTGCGTATATGGATGTGGTCTCTGCCAATCACCATGAGTATAATGGAGTGATTATCCTTCCTTCGCCCTCTCTGGACATTACTCTTGAGCTGCACGGCCTGTTTTATTCGGATGAGTTGGTGGATGAGACGCATGAGAACTACTGGACACTAAATGAGCCAGATATCTTGGTGATGGCAGCATTGAGGGAGCTGGAAAGAAGCTATCGAAATATTACTGGGGCCAATGAGTGGACTACCCACATCAATCAGAAGCTCTCTGGTCTAGATATGGATATGGTGGAGACCCAGATATCCAGCACAGATAGGATGAGGGGGTAAGATGGATACTTTTGAAAAGGCAGTTAGGGAGGCGGGAAAGAGGCTGCATAGACAGCTTAGAGCCGCCATGAAGGAGACGAGGAGATTCTCCTCTCCCTTAATCTTCCACAGCTTTGTGGATCATAGTGCTGAGACGGATGGGGTACTGTCTAGATTCTTGGTGGGAATGGAGGGAGTTTTGAAAAGAATCGACATTTTTACAGAGGATCTGCCGGAGAAGACTATCCCAGTTTCTGTAGGAGTTTTAGATCCAGTTAGTGGGAAGTCCTCAGTGGAGAAGGATATCAAGGCTGGGCATACTGGGATCGAGTTGGATATTCCGGTGAGTGCTGGGTGTAGAGTAGTAGTCCATTCCCCTACCTTCATCACTGACGTGTATGTTACTTCTGCAGTATCGCCCAAGGATGTTCGAGCCTTTGCGCTTAAGGAGATTGAAGATGAGGGAGAGTGAACTCCACATTGATAATGAAGTGTTGAAGAAGGGACTCCGCCCTTATCGGATGGGGATTGAGAATCAGCCCATGCTGGAGGAGCTCTTCAACTTGAGGTGTGTGGGGGAGGGGCTTGTGCCGGCGAAAAAGCTGGGAGTGTTTAGGGAGCTTGGGGATCAGTGGCCAGTACCAAAGGTTTTGGAAGGGCCTAGCCACCAAATCTTGGCCTCGATCAGTGATACTAATGTACTGACTCTCTCCCATATCAACTCTGACTTGAGCTTAACTACAATCCAGACAATCTCCAGCATTTCCCCAGTCATGAGCAATCTCCCAGAGCTCGCTGACTTTGAGCAGTATATAGTTGTAGTTGGAGATTTTGGAATCTTGTATGGGACTCCCTCCACTGGATACACCTACTCCAGCACTGCCCTC